CTCGTATTCGTCCGACCATAGGCCAAGTGCGTACAGAACACCCCCGCAAGCGTACCGTCGGACCAGCCGCCGCCACGATACGGGAAACGCTCTGCGTTCCCGTTATTCGCATAGAAATAGTCGCCCTGATAATCAAATGTCGTATCATCGGGCATCATTCCCAGTGCGTACAGGAACTCCTTGGCAGCATCACATACTGTGCTGTCGGCAGACACATTTACGAATGTGCATCCTCTGGATGTATCACTCAAACTGCTGATTGTGCCAGTAATCCAAGTCCACTTGCTGCTGATATAGTCCAGCTTCAAACTGTTGTCAGTTGTGCCGCTTCCATCAGGGGTGATAAGCTCACCAGTCGTACCATCAATCGCCATCCACTGCGCAGAGGTAGCTTTCTGGGAATTATCGCTGTTGGCGGCGTTGTTGTTCTCCAATACCTGCAACTCGCCATATACAAGTCGCATACCGCCCTGCCATTCCCATACGTTGCCGTTCAGGTCGTAAATGCCGTCGAGCTGCTTATTGTGCGACCACTCCACAGGACCTGTACCCGTGGCAACTCTACCGATTGTGCCATCGGAATTGTAATATGTCGGAACAGCCTTGTATTGACCCTCTCTGCTGTCCTTGCCGTAATTATTATTACCGTAAGGAAGCCAGCCGTTTTTCTTGCACCAAAGGGCAATCGCAGCCCATTCCATCGCCGTCATAAGATGCCAGCCTGCACCCTTTGCGGAACAATAACCCATAGCAGTTTCGGCGTTAATACCAGTTTTAGGGTCTTCTGCAGGGAGGGAATACGCCCTGCCATTATACACACAGTTCTGGTACTTGGAAATGTAAATGCCCGACTTTTCCACACCGTCCACAATAAATGCGGGATGGGTGCTGTCCGGGCCGCCAGTGATAACATCACTGATTTTGAACTTGGGGATGTACACCATTACGGACGGCAAACCTTTATCGTCTGTAATAATGCTGTTGTTCGGAAAAGCAGCCTTTAACGCAAGGCTTGCTAAATCAAAATTGCTTGACATTGTTCATACCTCCTGTTTTATACTACCGCAGATGCGGCTCTGTTCTCCAACGCCCAAAGGGTAAGGGTAACTTTGTCCATATCGAGAGCCTTGGCAACGGGTGCAGCCTGTTCTTCACCCTCCGCAGCTTCCTCGACTGCCTCATACTCAATGGGAGGAATGTCAATCTGTGCCACATAGTATTTGCCGCTTTCTGCACCAATTACAAGAGCACCATCCTCGTCGCTGCATACATCAATATGCACGTCCCAGTCTTTTTGCCTCTTGGCAAGGTTGATTGTCAGGTCGTCATCAAAGCAGATGGATGTCTTTGTCACCTCATACCCGATTTTCGTACCCTCGTTTTTTTCGATAACTATCATACGATGTAACCTCCTCGAATTTTAATTTTCACGGTAACGCTTGTCGCACTTCCAGTGAAACCAATCTTGAAGCCATTGAGCTGCTTGTCGCTAATCTCAATTTCGCCATAATTGCCATCGCTGTCGGTGACTTCATACTCAACAACATAATTGAGCGTAGTACGCTTCGTCGCAAGGCTTACCGTTACCTCGCTGTTGTTGAACGGATAGTTTGCAGTGTTCTTCAACGTGATTGTCTTTTCCTCTGGGGTAAATTCCAGAACAATATCGTCGATGTCTGCCTCCGCAACTTCCAATCTGTCCGCATCCCTGCGAACTACCATCAGCATAAGCCTGTGCATCAGGTCGGCATCCTGCACACCAAATTCGATGTTATTGAAATTGGCAGCACTCATATTCGTGCCTTGCTGGATAACCGTTCCTGTCGGCACGAGTGTGATTGTGCCGTCTGCATTCTCCGTAACCTTAAACGTGCGGTCAGGGGTAACGCTGTGGTCGAGCCATAATGTCTGTTTGTACATTCCTTTTTCACCTCCTTATGCGGTTATTTCGTAGAGCGGAAATTCCCAAAGGGTGATAACGCCCTGCGTAGCTAATTTGGTAATGTTCTCGGTAATCTGCCCTGCAACGTCTCCATCCTTGTCAATGAGCCTAACGCTTGTAATCGTCAACGCCGCACTGTCTGTGGTCTGGCTTGTGATTTTCAGCGTATCACCGCTGACACTTTTTGCCGTAATCAGGGCATCATACCACGTGCCGTTGGCATAGTATTGAATTTTCTCAATACGTCGAAGCCAATCCTGTCGGACTTTTCCCATAAACGTATCTGTCCAGAACGCCATTCTTTGCACCTCCTAACTGTGGGCGAATGAAACGCCGCACGGAATATAATCGACCGCTGCTGCCGTGATGTCCACATCAGCCGCCGCATCTACAACGTTGTTGTCGCCCAGCTTGGCGACTTCGGGATATACACCCGCAACACGGTATCTGTTCAGGTAGTGCTTCCTGCCCTTGGAAACCGCAACGGCAAAGCTCTGCGTAACCGATGCCACGTAATAAATATGGGCGGGTATCATTCTGTCGAGAATTTGAATAATATCGCTGTAATATAGCGTATCGTTCTCGCCTCGCTCAAAATTGATATACAAGCAGTTATTTCCTGCCTCGTCACATATCTCAAACGAACACTCGGTGTCAGCTCCCGTGTATGCCCTTATTGTTTCTGCAATACCCTCACTGGACAACCTACCGAAACCCGCAAAGAAACTACGCACGAGCCTCCTACGCTCGTCCAGCGTTCTCTGCTTGTAAAGGGATAATCCAAGGAATTTTTCGAGCATTGCAATCGCTGTTTCGTCTGCCTTATCAACAAAGCAATCAGCAAATATCTTCTCGATGCCGTCCTGAATGCCATCCGCAAGCCCACCGTGGGAACGCAGGATAGCATCCATCTCGAACACATCCCTGTAAAATCGTGGGTAATAGGTAATCAGCTCGTCATAATTACACGCCCAGTACGGATTTGTAATCAATCTATCCGACATTTACCGTCACCCCCTCACAAACAGGAACGCCGTCTGCACCAGGGAAGATGTTTTCCGTACCTCCATTGATTGTCAGGTCAGAATAATCCAATACGCTCGGCAATCCAGAAATTATTGCACCAACCGCCGACAACCTCACTATAACGTCGTCTGCATCCTCATTTTCCAGCACCAGCTCCTTGAAATATGCCGCCAATGCTTCTGCTGCCTCATCTTCGGCATCGTCCACAGTGCTATCCGATGCAAGCTCTGCCGTGAACTCAACGACAATCGAAACACTGTCTGCTGCAACCGCTGTGAAATGAGCACCCAGATTGGCAACGCCATTGCCTAAACCATCCCCGACAACGTATGTCTTTCCGTCAATCTCCACTGTGCCGCCAGCATCAGCGGGGTCGATGTACTTCTGGACTTTTGTAACGGTATCGCTATCACAAGGCAAGCCATTCGGTGTAATAAGCACCGCCTTGACCGTGTTCGGACCATTCCACAACGGTGTAATTCGTGCCATTCCTACGTTGTCAACTTCCTCGCACCACGTTTTGTAGTGGTGCTTGTTGCCATTCTCTGCTGGTCCTGCGACCTTTTCCTGAATACGGCTTCGCAAATCGTCGTCGCTTTCCTCGTCAGTTCCCTCGGAATACGGTTCGCCAAACACGGCAGACGTTAATCCATCAATCGTGTTAACGGGTACAGCCAAATCGCCCTCGGCTATAACATTGCACTCCGTTCCCGCAATCTCCGCAACAAGGTACATCGTACCGTCTGCATCAGCGGTCGTGGTGAAATAATATCCCGTATCGTTGTGGAAAAATCTTGTGCCGACTGGCGGCTGTGTTCCCTCATAAACGAGATAATATTTTGCAGGAAGTGCCTCGTGTCGCTCCAAACCGTACTCGCTTGCCCTCATATCCAGATATTCGCCTGTCGCCGTAGCAATAAATACATACTGAAACACTTGGTCGAGGTCGGTGTACATTTTCGCAATCTGCAAAACAATTCCCGACACAGCATCATAAAAAATGCTGCCCTGTCTTGTATCAATTCCTGCTGGGGCATTCGCCAGCACTTCTGCCAGCAAAGCCTCGTATGTCTGTGCCTCAAACATTACTGTATCACCTCCTCGATGCTTACTGTTCCATAAATCGTATCGCAATCAAACCAGATGTAAGCCACATCCTCCACAAACTCAAACCGAAAGTTGAATACATCCAGAATACGTGTATCTGGTCGTAGGCAATCCTTGACAAAATCAGGGATGACCGCCTCGATATATTCTCTCGTGGCATCGTTCGTGGTGACGGCTTCCTCTATCTCACTGCCATACTGATTGTCGTAAATAAGGCACTTAAAACGGGGCGTGATAATCGCCTTTCGTATTGCCTGACGGACAGCTTCCTGCCCATCTACGAAACCAAGAATACGCCCTTTGTCAAGGTCAAGCCGATAGGTCTTGCTCGGCTTTTCTTCCTCATCCTGCACGGCATCTATCCCGATTGAGATAAATACGCTGTCTGCCATTTTCACCACCTCCGTTATGTCCTATCAAGGACGTAATATAATTTGCCTTTGTTCAACGATAAAACGTGAACTTTTTCGCCCTTTTTCAAGGCGTTGTGTACGGTCAGCGTACCTCCCGAAAGAGTAAACGATGCAAGCGGGTGGGAGTGTGTACCATTCCCGCTGTCGTGTCCTCCGTGGCTACCACTAACCGTTGTTGCTGCATTGAGCGTACCTTTTCCCACGGTATATGTTGCCGTGGTCGTATAATCCGTCAGGTGGCGGGGTACGATGGTAATACGCTCGTTAATAATCAGCTTTTCGTCATTCACCATTTGAATTTTAAGCGGGCTGGCTTGTATAACCGTTCCCTGCATCAACTCAACGTCAACTGGCTGCATACTTTGAAAAAGCTGTTTTAGGCTTGTTTCGCTGCCTTTTGCTTCTGCCATTGCTCCACCTCCTAACTGAATGTACCGTCATCAACCCAACCGTAAACCGTGGACTGCTTGTCGGTATGCACCAAATGCCACGGGTGTTTTGCACCCTTATTGGTGTACGTAATCTTCGCAGGACCAGCTTTCGGTGTTCCCGCTGCCGACGTTGCATTGCTGTAAGAATAATGCTTGCCGCCATTGAACTGGACAATATCGCCGACCTTGTACGTCTTTGTTTCTTGTTCTGTCTCTGTGGCAGTATCTTTCTTTTCGCTCGTCTCCGATGTCAGGTTGAGCTGCAAATTCATCGTGTGCATATTCCCCTTGAAAGTATGGCTATCACTATCGACGTAAAACGTCTTTGTCAGGTCAACGTGCGGGATTTTCACGAATACACCAACGCCAGAAATAACATCAGGCAAACCAATTACGTTATTGAGTGTCAGCTTCTTTTCCGTCTGCTTCCCCTCATTCAGCATCGTCTTTGCCAGTGTCTTAATCTGGGCTGTTGTCAGTGTTTCGTCAGGAGTGTCTATATCCTGCAATATGCCGATTTTTTTCTCCAAATCCGCATCGCTTTCCTGTGCCAGCACTGTACCCTCGTCCGACAGGAGCTTAATCCTCGTCTTGACTTTTTCAAGGCTCTTGGAATACTTATACTGGGTGATGTTTACGCCTACTTCCAACACCCATTGCAGCATCATTTCTGTTCGCTCTCGCAAATACAGCTTGCCCTTTTCAGAAAACACGTAATGCTTTTTGCCAGTGTTCTCGTAATCAAGGCTCAACGCATCTGCGATTGCATCCCATCCCGTTGTCTTTTTCTTCGTCAGGTCAGGGATGGTGTAACCCGTCTTTGCCGCACTTCCTACTGGGATGCTAAACCTACCGCACACGTCGCTGAATACCTCGTCAGCCCTCTTGTTCTCATACACGAACGTGTCTTTATTGTTCGAGAGGTAAATCCCAAGGTCGTATGCTTTATACGTGGCAGTCTTTGAGTTGCTGGCTTCCTGCCTCATAAAGATGCCTCGGAAAAGCTCCTTGCCATCATACGAGAAAACACAGTGATAGCCGTCCTCAATATCCACCTCGCTACGTGTGTGTTTATATCCGTCATCGTCCAAAAGGGTGATGGTT